TTAGTTTCGCCCCAACGGCTTTCTAGTAGTGCTTGTGTCATTTCTTTTTTTCCTTATGAGGTTAGTTACTTATTTTAGCCCTGCTAATTTCTTCAACTCAATTACATTAGTATCAGCTTCTGTAGGTTGAGTTTTAGCCTTAGCAGTTTTATCACCAGTTACTTCTACAACACTCTCAGTTAATGCAACCTTTTGAGCTGCTGGTTTAACCGCGGTGTTATTAAGTACTGCTGGTAGATACTTATCAAATGCCGACTGTAACTTAGCGGTCTGCACTGATTCGAGAAGTTCGCTCATAATAGCTGCCTTCTCTGTATTCAAAGTTTTCAACAGTTTACCCATTACATCTCTGCGCTCTGCCGATTCCTTAATAATACGGATCTCTTTTTCTTTGCTTTCAACTACCATATTTTTCTTTTCAACAATAGTTAATGCTTTTTTCAATTGTTGATTTTGTTCAGAAATGGTTTTACGTAGTTTAGCGATTTCTTTGTTTTCATTTAAATGAGTAACAGCGAACTCACTAGCAAAAGCTTCAAACAACTTACGTCCAAACATGTTCTCGCGAGCCATGTGGATATCTTCTTTTAGTTGTGTTAATTCTGACTCTAGTTTACGGCTAACTGATTCACGAACAAGTTCTGCGGAACGAGCAACAAATTGTTGTTGTAGTTCGCCAAGCTTTTGTTTTGCACCGGCAATTAATTTTACCTTAGTTTCAACAACTGCTCGCTTGTCTTCATCAAACTCTTTGATTTCTTCAGCTAGTGCTTTGATAACAAACTGTTCTAGTTTGACAATGCTGTTCTCATACATCTTACGATCAGCACGTAGTTCTTTGATTTCTTCAGCTAGTTTGCTAACCATGAAATCATTAAACTTTGAAGCACTTTCTGTCATGTGAACTTTAAACTTCACACGATCTTCGGCAAGAGCCTGTTTCTCTGTGTAGAACTCTTGTAGTTCTGCAGTAAGAGATTCAGTTACCATTTTGTCTAGAGCTTCAACCATTACATTTTTGTCATGCTCGTAGCGACCAGCGAATTCTTCACGTAGCTCAGCACGTAATTGCTCACGTGTTTCGTTTAGCTTAGTTTCCCAAGCTTCAGAAATAGCTAGGCGAGTCTCTTCGTTGATGATGCCACTTTCTAACAATGGTTTCAATGCTTCTAGTGTCATTACGACTCTCCTTATAGTTTCAAGTCTTTGATTAGGCGCACCACTTCCTCTTTCAGGTACTTTTGTACTTGTTGATTGGTGCCGGCGTCACGAACATTTTCTAATACACGATGTCCATGTCGCATGTTCATTAAGCCTTCATATATGGCTTTAGGGTATGCATGTGGAGCACTAGGTTGTGCTACAATGTCTACTGTAATAATTTCAAAATCACTAACATGGCCATTGGCTTCGTTAACGTTGCCACTTCCGCGGCTGCTAACACCAAGTTTAACGCCAGATGTAATCATTGCTTCTACTAGTTTTCCCATTGGTGTTGGTAATATTTTTAGTTTACCAAAACCAGCCGGACCATCCATCCACATCTTTTCAATCATGTGACTAACACGATCTAAGTTAATTTTTAAATCATCTGGATGATCAACTTCGCCTAGCACTGAACTTCCGTTAGTAATTTGTTCATTAATAGTAGTTACGGCTTTCTCAATTTCGTGAACGGGGTAAACACGTTGGTTAGCGTTTTTAACGCCTCCTTCTATGAATACCCCTTTCATATAGAGATTCTTGCCATTCCCGGTGGCCGACTCTTCAGTTAATACTTCGATGCCGGCACGGTCAAATGTTAGATTCTCGCGTAGGTACAAAGCCATTATTGTTCCCTATTAATTAATACGCTTTAGGATGCTGCTTTTATCTACAGACATGCTTCCGTCAGTCGTACTTCCTTCTGCATCCTTAGCAGATGCTTTTGTGTTATACCAGTTTTGAGCACCTTTATTACCACCAGGAACGTTCACATTCTTTTTAGAGACTGGTACTTGTCCTTGACCTTTTGTGTACTCATTAGATGGAGCTTTGTATTGCTTGCCATCTGGTGCTTCTTCGCTACCGCCTTTAACGATATTTGCAGTTGTGCCGCCCATATCATTTTTACCAGCTACAATGCTTTGCTTATTCACTGTAACTTTTCCGCCTTTAGCAACTTCTTCGCCTTCTGCGCCGGCTGGTACTTTTTCGTATGAACCTAGTTTTTCTACATATTCACGCATAAGTTCAATTTCGCTTTTAACGTGGCGCGATTCTGTCATTTCATCATCGTCATCGTCATCATCATCATCGTCAACGGACTCAGTTACTTCTTCTTCATCATCGTTGTCATCGTCATCGTCGTCGGCAGCAGCTTCCATCATTTGGTCATCTTCGCCGGATTCGTCGCCCATGCCTTCGTCGTCGCCGCCACTCATGTCCATGTCCATGTCCATATCGTCGTGATGACCTTCTTCTTCTTCGCCAGCCATTAACTGTTCAAATTCTGCTTTGAGTGCTTCTAGTTCAGATTCTAGGTCCATAACGCGGCCTTCGATGTCACCATCTCCGCCCATGTCGTCACCCATTTCACCGCCCATTTTGTCACCCATTTCTCCGTCAAGCTGCTCGTCACCCATATCCATAGGCATTTCGTCATCTTCTGGTAAACCGGATTCGTCAGCTTGGATTTCATCCATCATGTTGTCAACAGGGTTGCCGCCAACAGCTTCGCCATGCATTTCTTCATCCATTAGGCTTTCATAAATGTTACGGCTTTTTTCAACTACAATCTCGTGAAATAATGCACGAGCTTTCTTTTCATCATCATTGATGATGTATTCAATAAGCTTTTCGTACTTGTTCATAGGAACTCCTTAAAATAATAGGCTTTGTAAATGTTATTTACAAAACTACGTATATTTTAAGGTTAAATGGGTGTTTTTTGAAGAATTTTACAGATTTATTACATCGAAGGCAAACCACCTTCTGGTGCAGGTGGTTTGTATTGATCGGAAAGGCTTTCTACTTCTTGTTCTTTTTCTAATTTACGTATATCATTAGCCATTCTTAACTTGTTCAGATGTGCTAATGTAAGTCTAGTTTTACGTAGATCTCGCAATCTTAGAACCGAATTATCGTCTTTTTCTGAACGGTAATCATCAGCAATATTGTTATAAAGTTCGGTTAGATACATAATATTATTTAATCCAAACCAATTATAATGCTGGTGCAGCAGGAGCTGCACTACCTGCTGGTAAGCCTCCAGGAGCAGCAGGAGCAGGTTCAGCAGCACCTAGTTCTCCCGGAACACCTTCGCCAGGTGCAGGAGTAGCTACATTTTCAAGATCCCCGGCGATTCCTCCGGGTGTAATACCCACACTACGTAAGTTAGCGGGTTCTTCTAGGCTTTCAGTTTTGCCTTGTTCTTCTTTCCACATCATTTCATTATCTTTTAATTCAACTTCGCTTAGTCCTAGATAGCGTTGCATTAAGAAACGTTTACTTAAATATGGATATTGTTCTAACTGTGTAAATGTAGCAATATGAGCAGCATCAATTTCAGCTTGACGATACTGTGCAAAATTTTGTGGTTCAGTAAATGTAATATCAAATAACTGATTATCTATGTTAATACCGCGCCAACGCATAAACAACTTAAATTCGCTGTTTAACTTTTGTATAATCATGCGTTGTAAACGCTTACAATATTGATTAAAACGCCATTCTTGTATAAGAGCTGTGCCTACTTTTCCATCTGCGTATGCCTGGGCGCCATCATCAATACCAGTTGGTAAGTAGCTTGCAGGAATACGTAACCCGCGAAATAATTTATTTGTAAAGAATTTTAAATCTGTGATTTCACCTAGATTTTGTCCACCTTGTAGTGTTTCTACAGTAGATCCTCTACCATCTGCTGTTACTGGAAAGAAATAATCTTCGTTAGTAGATAACGGATTGTACGTAGCGTCCATCATATTAGCACTACCACCTGTTTGTGTAGGAATACGACGCTGCCAAACTTCATTTTTTACTCGTTCTACAAATGCCATAGCCATGTGTGTAGGCATGTTACCTGTGTCAATTTTAAATATTCTGCGTTCAGGAGCCCGTTGCACACGATAGATAATGATAGCATCTTCTAGTAATTCTTTTTGTTTGAAAACTTTAAAAACATTTTCTAGAACTGAGTTACCAAATGGCCAATATACATCTAGTCCTTCGGTTAAGCTCAAATGCACTATATGTTCGGCATTAATTACTGCTTCATTTTGAGCATGACTAAATCTTGAACCTCCCGAATAAGGTACTTGTGGCTGCACATAGCTACCACTAGGTCCACCACTCTGAGGATGTGCAACATAGGTATCTGTAGCTGCTACTGCTGTTACTGTTAAATTTTCAAAATTTGGATTTATATCTTTTATTATATATTGCTCTGGCTTTTTACCTTCGGCTTCGTTAACAATAACCTTTGTAACCTTAACCATATCGGTCCAAAACAATTTAAATGTTTCCGGATCACGAATGAATACTTGATCTCCATATTTTAATGTATTACGTACAACTTTAAAAATACGTTCATTTAATTCATTTAATTTGACCCACTGCTGTAATTGTTCTTTAATAATCTTAATTTCATTATCTGTAGGATTGTCATGGAATTGAATATCAAACGCAGTATTATTATCTTCATTACGCTGTGTCATAAATTCAGCTAGAATATCTAATGCAGCATTTACTTCACTATCCATATCCATTTGCTCATACTGATTATATCGTTCAGTGCGATTTGGATGTCCTATATAAACTTCTGGTAAATTGCTTTGATAATTACGATATCCAGGATCTGGTAGTCTACCATTACCCATCGGGCTTACATTAGTTGGTAAATTAGCTGTCTTAAAATACTTACGCCAAGTCATTATATTATTCCTATGTAGCTTATTTACCGTGAGACATTACTGGGCGTGAGTTAAAATTCTAGATTCGATATCTACAGATTCTGTTAATTTGGCTATAATTTGATCCTGTTTAGTTAACATTAAATCAAAACTATCTTTGAGAGGTTTTAATGATTCATCTGACAGTTTAGTAAGTTGAGGTTTGTCAGATCCTTTGAATACATCAATTACGTCTGATAAAGACAATTGTTTAGTAGGAGAAATTTTTTGATCTAAGTTAGTAGGTAAAGGTGTAGGCTTTATACCTACTTCACGTCCTGAAGTATTGCCTGAAGTAAGTTTTGTTTTTTCTAAATTAACTTGGCCATACATTTGCATAAATCTAAGTTTAGCTTCTCTTTCGGCTTCCATAACTTCTTTAACCGATAGTCTATCTTCAAGACCAGGTTGCGCAGTACCGGTGCGAAGTTTTCTACCTAAAATTATATCTTTTTCCTTGGACAGCATGTCTTGATAACGTCGATCCTTAGTATAATCAGTTTGAAAAGCTTTATTTTCTTTACTATTTTTTGTTATTTCTGCTGCTAATTTTTTAATATCAACTATATCGCGATTTGCAGTTTTTGTTATTTGCACTGGTATACTTCTGTTGTCTGGCAATGGAACAACCGCTTCGGTACCGTGTAATCTAGCATCAAAACCAGTTTTTGGGCCTCGTGCAATGCCGCCTTCGTTAAATGCAGGTTTACCTTGCATTACTTTACCGCCAGTTTCAATGCCTTTACCAGTAGCAAACGTAGCTGCACCACCAGTCATTAAACTTGTACCAGCTGCCATCATAGGAATACCAGCTGCGGCACCTATACCAGTTAAACTAGCTAAGAATCCTAGTCCTGCAATGATGCCACCGCCTATAGTAGCCATTTTACCAACTTTAGCTACATCTGCACCTACTGCTTCTACTTGACCTCCAAGTTTTTTACCTTGCGTTACTGGTTCTACGCCAGCTTTTGTTAATGCAGCATTAATAGCATCTATAGCACGAGCAAAAGTAGTGCTAGTGGCATTAAGTTGATCTGCAAAAGTTCCTAGAGCACCAGTTACTCTACCTTCAAGTTGTACAGACAACTGATACATTTTCTTGTCAAGATTAACCACTGAGTTCGTTAAAGCTTCATTAGTAGTTGCGGCACTATCAACTCTTTTTCTCTCTGCTTCAACACTAGCATTTTCCATTCTTATGCCAGCTTCAGTCATTTTGCTAACAATACCAGTAGCTGCCGTTAGCATACTGTCACCGGTCATTCTAGCTGCAAATGCTACTTGTTCAAATCCTGCAGAACTATCTTTAACTGCTTTACCTGCTATCTTTAAGTTATTCACAGCTAAATCTGTTGACTCTTCTGCTGTAACTGCGGCATTGTTAACCAAATCAGTACTTGCTTTTAGATATGCACCAATAGCAGGTTGGTTAGCCATAGCTACGTTAGTAGCTACATCAGTAATAGCTTTACCACCACTGGCCACACTTTGTAAAAATCCAGTTTTAAGTTCGTCTGGTACTGTGGCAAAAACTTTTTCAAATCTACGTAAACTTTCACCAGTTGGATCTTTTTTAAGTAACTGTGTTCTAATATCAGCTGCTAGTGCTTCTTTACGAGCCTGCTCCATTTTTTTCTTAGCATCTTCGCCGGTCATTTCCTGTATTACTTTAAGATCTTTACCATACTGATTAGTTAACCTAGCTACTTCAGCGTCACTTTTTCCGCGTAACTGACCAGCTGCTTGTAGGCTCACTGCTACATCAGACGCTAACGCAGCTTGTTCCTTAAAACTATATCCTAGCTTTTGTAGTTGATCGCCTAATTCACCAGATCTCAAAACCTTGCTAACACCGCCAATTCTTTTAGCGGCATCGGACATGCTCATACCCATTGAACTTAAATTAGCTGTGTTTTCTTTAATTAAGTCTGCGAAATCTTGTACTTTCAATCCGGCGTCACTAGCTGACTTACGCATTTCTCCCATACCGCCAGCAAATACTACACCTGCTCCAGTAATCTGCTCAAAGGTTTTCCTAGTTTTTATTAATTCATCACCTAGAATCTTGGCACCTTCAGCAGCTAATACGGCTGCTTTTTGCGCGGCTGCTCCCATTAAAGGTGCAGCAAATGCTATTACTGCACCAATAGCTCTACCTAGCAAACCAAGTGGCCCAGGTAACAGCATCAGAATAGTACCAATGCTACCTAAGGCGTCGCCAGACGCCTTAGCTGTGTCGCCGGCCGCTTTTAAGCTGGCTACCATGGCATCTGTAGCAACACTAATACCATCTGATCCTGATAGTAATCCGCGTTCAAATGCTATACCGGCGCTAACCATTTGCATAGCGACGCCAAACATTTTAACGCCAAAATTCATGGTAGTTGCTGTAACATTTTTAAGTGCAGCACGCCATGCTAACGCGGAACGCTCGTTAATCATACGAGCCTTTTCATGCTGGTCGGTAGTTTCTTCTATAGCTTTATCTAGGTCTTTAAGGGTTTTAGTTATGTCAACAAGTTGTTGTTCTTGCCCAGATAGCGCAGCTTTCCAAGATTCTAAACTGCCTGTACTTTCTTTGATGTCTTGTGTAAAGTTTTTTATGTCTTTTCGAAATCGTTCACGTTGTGCCGGAGTTAAAACATCATCATTGACGCTCCTAGGCGCAGCCGGGCCTCCAGGACTTGTAGACCCATCGCTCATGCCATCTTTAACAGCACGGCTAAGATTACGGAAGTATTCTTCCGGGGTCATTGTATCAATCCAACTCATTTTAAAATTTCCGTTATAATAGCTTATAAATACAGTTCAGCACTTATATTTATGGAGCTTCAAATATGGATTTGCCAACGGAAAATAGTAATTCACAACCAGATGTTATACAGCCTAACATTATGTCGCCTAATCCTTTAAGCAAGTATTTTCGACAACCAGCTATATTCATCAACTTACCTAGTCAAGGAGAATATTGGCCTCCAGGATCGTTGGAAATGCCGGTAACCAATGAACTACCTGTATACCCAATGACTACTAAAGATGAAGTTACTTTAAAAACTCCTGACGCACTAATGAATGGGTCCGGTATTGTAGAGGTAGTGCAAAGTTGTTGCCCTAATATTTTAAATGCTTGGAAAATGCCTAGCATAGACGTAGATACTGTATTAATATCTATTAGGATTGCCAGTTATGGTAATAATATGGATTTTGATACTGCTTGTCCGCATTGCAATGAAGAAAATACATATACTCAAGACCTGAGAGC